TATGTGGCTGATTTCGCTTTATGGAAAGGCGATACCTTACTTGAAGTTATAGATGTAAAGGGTATGCCAACGCCGGTAGCAAAGGTTAAAGCAAAGATATTTAGGTATCAAAATAGAGATATACCGTTAACTTGGATATGTAAAGCGCCTAAATACACAGGTCAAGAGTGGATAACTTATGAAGATTTGAAAGCGGTCAGACGCAAGCGTAAAAAGGAGGCTAAATAATGGCTAAATTAATCGTTGATTTTGAAATTAAAGGGCAAGCTATTATATCAACAGACAATAAACCAACTGACGAAGAGATGCAACGCTTGATAGATGTAGCTTATAAAAATGTAGATAGAGACATTCTGAATGAAGCAGAATTCGATAATAACAGTTTATATATAGAAAATGCGTACTGGAGTTGGTAAATATGCGTAAAAATCCTAGAGCAACCTATGTTTATTTAAATGGGGAGCATATCTCACTTAGAAATGCAGCGAAGAAATATAACGTACCACATACTACTTTGCGTGGTCGATATAACAGAGGATTAAGAGGTCCAGAATTATTATACGGAAAAGGAGTGTACAGCTATGGTCCAAGTGTATGAAAGAAATGAAAAGACATTAACGTCTAAGCAGTTGTACGAGATACAGCAAGCTGAACTTAGACACGAAAGAGCGTTAAAACGTAAACGCAGAGAAGAGCGTATTGCTAGGGCTAAACGTGCGGAGCGTGAAGTTGCTAAGCACAGAGTAAATACTAGGTACTTTAAAAACCTAGTGGAAAACAATCTTATGGTTAAGGTCAAAACAGATCAATACGGCAACGTACAGAGGGGGTAGCGGAATGGAAAATGTAAGAATAATTGATTTGAAAGTAGATAATATTGTTCAGTTCCAAGCACCATTTAAAGGTATTACTGCTATGCAAACGGCCATAGTCAATCGTGTGTATGCAAAAGAAAAAGGTTTGAAAACAGTTTGGTATGCAGAGGTAGAGAATACAGGCGGTTATAAATTTACACTTACAGATAATGATGATTTTGTGAGAATTAATGAACCGTTTACACGTAAGGTGGATATGGTACACAAGCCAGAACATTACCACAGTGAAGACGGTATCGACTTAATAGAGTTTTGTCGTCAACAATTCACTGACGAAGAATTTAGAGGTGCTATGAAGTTTACTCAAATGCGTTACTCACTTAGAACAGGTCGTAAAGAAAATGATGTTCAAGACCAAAGCAAGTTGAAAGAGTACGCAGATAGATTTATGGAAGTACTGAACAATGCAACTTGATAACACAGTACATCAACGGTACAAATATAAAACTAATGCCAAAACACCTACACAAATACAACAAGAACTACGCAAGTTAGGTGTCAACGGCTTCGTCGTTAAGGTAGCAGGAAGGTTAGTAAGCGAGAGTGATATTAAAAATAACAGGGAGTGTGTAAGGAATGGTAAAGATTAAACGCAAGGTAGAAATGACATTATCAGAATTGATTGAGTGGGGATTTAAAAATGAAGTTTTTAATAAAAGATTTACAAATAACGGTCGTTTATTTAAAACAGTGTCATTTGATCCAAGAGGTCGGGTAAGTCTTCCGAGCATATATGTTTATGACGCTAAAGATACTTTCACAGTAGAAGTCGAAGAAGAAATTACGAAAGAAACGGAGATACCTAAATTAGTATCTATCAATAGAAACAATTTAAATGAAGTTAATATAAATTTCAATTGTAGTATCGGACAGTTTTTAGATAGAAGTGATTATAACTATTATATCTTAAACGACGACAGCACAATGACGTTACTTTGGAAGGACGGTGCTATGGTGGAATGAAACTAGATGAATTTCAACAACTTGGCAAAGATGTAAAATTTATTGTTACGAAATTTGCAGAAAATCCCGGAAAATTTACAAGTTTAGTATTACAAATGTACTGGGATGCTAAACAAGAACGCGATGCATACAAACATCAACGCGACGAACTCATTAAAGATATAGCTAAGTTGCGTGAGCGTAATGCAGAGTTGGAAAGAAAAGCACAGGCGTTTGATGAGATAGCAGTAACTGTATTATCTGAAGACAACGATGTAATAAAAAACATGAATAACATAGTAACTAAAATAGTCATTAATAATTTGGAGCGTGGTAGTGATGAAAGCTGAAAGTCACATGCAAATGATGCAAATGATACAAAACTGTGTAATTGAAAAATACGTGACACACGACGAGTACGTAGAATTAGTAGCTAGAGATAAGCATGGTAATAAAATGTTTATTAAATTTTATCCAAATAAGGAGGAACAATAAATGAACACATTAGATCAATTAGTAAAAGCAGTAGAACAATGGAGTATCGATAAAGGGTTGCACAATGGTAATAGCTTTACACAATACGCTAAAAGCTCTGAGGAGATGGGCGAGGTTGCTGCTGCTTTATGCAGAAACGATACAGAAGCTCTCAGAGACGGTATAGGAGATGTTATCGTTACTTTGGTAATATTAGCCCAACAAAATAATATGACGTTACAGGAGTGCTTAGAACAGGCTTATGGAGAGATTAAAGATAGAAAAGGAGTTATGTCTAAAGATGGGAGTTTCATCAAAGAATCAGACCTTAAAGGGTAAGGACATAGTAGAAAAAGTGAAAGAGGTGCTGGGGAAGTGAACGAAGTCTTTTACATCTTAATTTTTATAGGGCTTGCATACGGGGTTTTTAGTGTAGTGTTTGATAGATACATGGAGACTGATAAAGCAAAGCATGAAGCTATTTATAAAATAATATTGTTATTCATTGTTATTACAACTACAGGGGTTGCACTTAAATATCATTTGTTACATATCTTGATAGTGTTATTAGCATTTATGTTTATAGATAAAATTAAAATGTTTCGTAAGGAGTGATACCGTGACACAATACCTAATACGCCAATTCAAAGATAGCACAGGTCGCATTCACACAGATGTTGAGAAACCACGTAGTAATGAAACTCTCTCTATTGTGGAGGCAGAGAGTAAGAAAGAAGCGCTTGAAAAGTTTGAGGAGGATAACAATGATTAAACGCATACTAAAAACATGGTTCACAATCGCTATGTATGAGTTAGGTAAATATATTACAAATCAGATACTTATTAAGGTACAAGCGAATGATGATGTGGACGTGCCACAAGACTTCATGCAAGACGATCATATCCATTTAAATGCGGAGGTGAGCGAGTAATGAGTAAATTAATCAATCAAGAATATGTAATTGAAACTAAAGACGGTAACTACTATGAAGAAGAAGTTGAGGTGCATGGTAGTGTTGGAATATTAAATACTGTTTTAAAGGTTACACAATACGCAGATGAAGCTAAAAGATTTTCAGACTTTAGAAAAGCAGATGATATAGCGTATGCTTATGGATTTAAAGTATTGACGCTTAACACATATCTTGAGGAGGACTAGCTTTATGTGGATAACAATATCAATAATTCTCGCAATAGCATTACTGATTACATTAAGTAGTAACTCAATGTTGCGTAATGAATTAGATGCGTTGAAGTACACTAACGTATATCTCTTTAGTAAGTTTGTAAGAGAGAGTGATATAGAAGATATTAAACGTGAGATTGAGAGAGCAAAGAAACAGTTTAAGTAATGGAGGTAATCACTTGTACACACGAGATGAAGTAAAAGGAATGATCAATGATTATAAGTGGATGCGTAATATTATAGAGTCTCAAGTCTATGACGCAGACAGTACATCTATTGCACAATATGGTATTGAGTCTGTAATGCCTAAAGCCAAAGGTGGTACAGGTGATAAGGTATTAGTCAAAGTACTTAATAGGAATAGAGAGTATCGACGTAATGTAAAGATACTTAATAAGATAGAGTTCATAGATAAGTATGAAGAATATATAACAGATGATAGGAACTATCACATATTACAAATGCTTAAACTAAACATGCAACACAAGACTATCAAAGACTTAATGGAAATCAATAGTGACTCTAAGTTCTATGCATGTATCAATGAGATAGTTAATGTGTACATGGATGCACAGCAAGGACACTACGATAAAGAGAAGACATCGAAGAGATAGAAGACATCGAAGGTAATGTGCATTAATGATATATATAACTTTATAATATAGCTATACTAATTGAATAAATACTCGAAGGCACATCACTAATGTGGTGTGTCTTTTATTATGGAGTTTATGCATAATGAATGATTATAAAACACGGAAAAAGTTCTATAACAGTAAGGACTGGGAAACAGTAAGGTTAATCGTTTTAAAAAGAGATAACTTTGAATGTCAGTGGTGCAAAGAAGAAGGGAAAGTCACTACTGAAGACTTGGAAGTTGACCATATTGAAGAATTGCAAGATAGACCAGATTTAAAATTAGATCCTGATAACCTAAGAACATTGTGTAAGGCTTGTCATAATAAACGACACAAAAGATTTCAGTACGGTGGTAATCAATTTAAACCGCAAAAGAAATGGAACGATGAAAAATGGTAAAAAACACGCCCCCCATCAAATCATTTCCCAATTATTTCCCGAGTGGGAGAACGGCGGGTGGGCTCGACTTCGCAACTTTTTGAAAAAAATTACACATATAACCTATACCCCCACCTCTACATGAAGAAAGGAGTGATTTTGTGAAAGTAAGTGACAATGATAAGAATGTAATCAAAGAACGTAAGCGATTAGAAGAAATTTACAAAGATATTCCATCAGAAAAGCTGAAAGTTGTTGAAGGGTTAATTATACAAGCAGCAAGATTACGTGTCATGCTCGATTATATGTGGAAAGACATTCAAGAAAATGGCGAATACACCATGTTTCAACAATCACAAAACTTACCATCATATGAACGTGAGCGACCTGTTGCTCGTTTATACAATACACGTGACCAATCATACCAACGTGTGATTAAGCAACTTACCGACTTATTGCCTAAAGAAAATAAGGCAGTTGAAACAGATGAACCTGTTGATGATTATGTATGATCAGAAACAAATATGTTGATGAATACATTCAACAATGGCGTGATGGCAAGATAGTCTTTAATCAAGAACGAATTGATTTGATTGAGTATCTTGAAAATGATGTACTCACTCTTCCAAATGTTCATTTTGAAGAAGAAAAAATAGAAAAGTGTATAAAGTTTATTGAGAAATGGTATTTTCCAACTCAACCATTTCAACGCTTTATCATTGCTTTCTTATTCTTGATAGATGATGTTGAAGATACACCATATTTCACAGAATTTGCTTTATTCATGGGGCGTGGGGCAGGTAAGAATGGTTTTATCAGTGCGATAAGTGATTTTTTCACTACTCCTATACATGGTATTAAAAAATATGATATTTCAATTGTTGCGAATAGTGAAGAACAAGCAAAAACATCATTCAATGAAATATATGATGTTTTATTAGATCATAAACGTAATAAAACAGGAGAACGACCTAAAGCACCTTATGAAGTAAGTAAAACGGAAATCAAAAACCGTTCTACTGGTTCAATTATTAGATATAACACTTCTAATACTAAAACTAAAGATGGTGGTCGTGAAGGTTGTGTAATCTTTGATGAGATTGCTATTTATGAAACAGCGGATATGGTTAACGTCAAGCGTGGTGGTTTAGGTAAGGTAATTCACGATAGAACGTTTTATATCTCTACAGACGGATTTGTACGTGAAGGCTTTATGGACCAAATGAAAGAACGAATTACCGAAGTTTTAAAACGTAATAACCCTAACGACCGTATATTTCCATTTTATTGTAAGCTTGATGATCCTAAAGAAGTAGACGACGAAAAGATGTGGGAAAAATCAAATCCTATGTTACACCCTCCACTTACAGGATATGCACGCAACTTAAAGCGTAAGATAAAAGAAGAATATAACGTGCTGCACATTAACCGTTCAAACAAGCCAGAATTCATGACTAAACGAATGAATTTACCTGAAGTTGATGAAGAAAAAGTTGTAGCACCGTGGGAAGAGATTTTAGCTACAAATAAACCAATTCCAAATCTAGAAAATAAAGCCTGCATTGGTGGTCTTGACTATGCGTTAGTTAGAGACTTCGCCAGTGTAGGTTTATTGTTTAGAGATAATGACGAGTATTATTGGATAACACATTCGTTTATCAGACGTGAGTTTTTGGAAACGACGCATCTTGAACCACCGATTGAACAATGGGCAGATGACGGACTACTCACAATTGTAGATGATGATGTAATTGATATTTCTTATATCGTTAATTGGTTTATTCAACAACAAAGTAAATATCATCTAACTAAAGTAATATCAGATAATTTCAGAACAGATATTGTAAGACGACCATTTGAAGAAGCAGGTATTCCGTTAGAAGTTATTAAAAATCCAACTGCGATACATGGTTTGCTTGCGCCTAGGATTGACACCATGTTTGCTAAGAAACAAATTACCTTTGGGGACAATCCATTAATGCGATGGTTTACAAACAACGTAGCGGTTAAGATGCAACCCGACGGAAGCAAGAAATATATTAAGAAAGATGAAGTTAGACGTAAAACAGATGGATTTCATGCAATGCTCCATGCGCTATATAGAGCAGATGAAATTCTTGAGTATGATCAACCCTTTATCATGGCAGATATCAACTTTTAGAGGTTAGGAGGTGAGATTTTGAGTATATTCGACAGAATTATGGGTAGAAACGAGGCAATTGAGTTTAGTTATGATTTTGAGTTATTACATGAAACGTCACAAAAAGCTTACATAAAAAAATGGGCTTTAGATACATGTATCAATCATATTGCTAGAACGATTAGTCAAACAAAATTTGAAATTATCGATAGTGAAAGTAAAGATACATCTTCGACCACACACTATAAGTTGAATGTTCGACCTAATACAGATGAAAGTGCTGCAACGTTTTGGCAAAAAGTAATTCGTAAGCTCATTTATGATAACGAAGTTCTGATTGTAGTTACAGATAGCAAAGATTTAATCATTGCAGATGACTTTGTTAGAGAAGAATATGCATTATATGATGATATTTTTGACCATATAATGATTGGTGATTTTGAATATGAACGCTCATTCAGAATGAGTGAAGTTATTTATCTTGAATACAATAATGAATCCATTACAAATATGCTTATGGGTTTATTCAGTGATTATGGCGATATCTTCGGACGAATGATTAAGTCTAATTTAATGAATAATCAGATTAGAGCAACATTAGCTATGGATACAAGTGTCTCAATGAAGGAAGAGTCTCAGCAAAAGATGCAGTCCTTTATTAATAAAGCTTATGAGTCATTTGATAAAAATGATATCGCTATTCTCCCACTCCAAAAAGGTTATGAATATAAGGAACATTCGAGCAATAATGGTGCCAAAACGTCATCGCAAATAGAAGATATGGCTAAGGTTCCTAACCAATTACTAAGTTATGTAGCAAGAAACTTAGGCATTCCAGTTGGATTGATTAATGGAGATACAGCAGACATTGAAGCAATGACCGATAACTATATGAAGTTCTGTATTAAGCCAATCATTGAGAAAATCACTGATGAATTAAATGCGAAACTATTCAGTGAACGTGGATATAAAGAAGGTAAACGAATCAAGGCAATAAGCATTGACCAAAAAGGACCACTTGAAGTGAGTGAAGCAATAGATAAGCTCATCGCAAGTGGTTCTTTCAATAGAGATGAAATTAGAGTGCTTACAGGCTTTGAACCAATCGGAAGTGAAGAAATGCAGAAATTTATTATCACTAAAAACTATCAAACTGTGGATGAAGAAACTACAGGTAGTGAAGGAGGTGATATAAATGGCGAATAACGAAATAGATATTTACGGCTTAATTGATAGCGTAACAATTGAAGGGATGACGATTAGTCCACAAACTGTGCGTGATCAATTAAAAGCTATGGGAGATGTTGATGAGGTCATCGTTAATATCAACAGTAACGGCGGAGATGTGTTTAGTGGCGTAACTATATACAACATGCTTAGACGTTTTGATGCGCATATCACTGTCAATGTGGATGGTCTTGCTGCAAGTATTGCCTCTGTGATTGCAATGGCAGGAGATACTATCAACATGCCGGGTAACGCTATGTTAATGGTGCACAACGCTTGGACAATAGGTGAAGGTGATGCTAGAAGTTTCAAAAAGCAAGCCGAAGATTTAGAACGCATTAACAGTGTTGTATTTAATAGTTATGTCGATAAAAATCCTGACATCGACCATGCGATTCTTCAAGAATACATGGATGAAGAAACATGGCTAACAGCTAAAGAAGCTAAAAAGTTAGGTTTAATTGACAATATCACTGAAAATTCAAGAGTTGCAGCTGCAACGACATCAACAATTTTGGGAGGTGACAAATTCATGGCTAGATACCGTAACGAAGATCCACAACAACCTGGACAACCAAAAGAATCAAGTGACATCACAGCTGAAGATGTAATGGATAAACTTGAAGAAATCTTGGCGGAAGTTAAAAAAGCAAACAACAAAGATTCTAATGAATCAGAAAAACAAACGGAAGGTAAACCTGCAGAAAATAGTTTTGCACGTTTATTTAATATGAATATCAAATAATAAGGAGGCCAATAATCATGGCAATTAATCTAGAAAACAATCAAGACTTCGAAAACTCAAAACAATTGTTACAAGAGTTTTCGAATATGGGTTCAAATGCTTCTGACGAAGAAGTAAAAGAAAAATATACAGAATACATGAATGCTTATTCAGAAGAATTAGCAAACGCTATTCGTAAGGATATGAGACAAGAACAAGGAGATAATGCGGTATTAAACGCGCGTAATGTTAACCGTTTAACTAACGAAGAAAAGAAATTTTATAACGCATTAGTTTCAGAAGACCATGTGAATACTGATACTAAATGGAAAGACACAGAACTATTACCGGAAACAATCGTTGATCGTATTTTCGATGATATTGAAACAGAAAAACCATTGCTTAAACATATTAATATTCAACGTACCGGACTAAAAGCACGTGTTATTCGTTCTGTTCCTGAAGGGCAAGTTGTATGGGGTAAAATCTTTGATGAAATCCGTGGCCAATTGGAAGCTACATTCTTCGAACAAGATGTAACATTAGGTAAAGCCACTTGTTTTGTAGTAGTGCCTAAAGATTTAAAAGATGCAGGTGTACAATGGGTTGATCGTTATGTACGCACTCAAATTAAAGAAGCTTTCGCAGTTGCTATCGAAAAAACAGCAATTAACGGGCAAGGTGCAGCGCGTAACGAACCTGTAGGATTAATGAAAGAGATTAACCGTACAAACAATGCTGTATCAGATAAAACGGTTGCGGGTACTTTAACTTTATCTGACCCTAAAAAGTCAATTGCTGAAATCGGTATGGTGATTAAAAATTTATCTATTAAAGAATATTACGACAAAGAAGGTAATGTTAAACGTTCTAAAGGAGCAAATGTTACAAATAACGTAGTCGTCGTATTAAACCCAGCAGATTATATTTACGCGAAAATCGCGTTTACAATTCCGATGCCTAATGGTCAATATGCAAGCCCTATTCCGTTTAATGTGACTTTCGAACAATCTGAATTTGTACCACAAGGAAAAGCAGTGGCTTTTGATAAAACACGTTATCATTTTTATGCGGGTAGTGAAGTTATCTTGCGTACATTCGACCAAACTTTAGCTTTAGAAGACATGGATTTATATACAGCGAAACAGTTCTTGTATGCTGAGCCCGATGATAATAAAACATCATTTGTTTACGATGTTGATTTCTCAGCATTTGGCGCACCAAAACCAGAGGACGTTTCTGATGACAGTGATTCAGAAGATGAACCATCAGCATAGGAGGTTATCCGATGGCTAAATTTAAAGTTTTAAAACCTTATACAGATATTGAACTTAATAGAAAGTTAAATGAAAATGATGAGGTTGAAATGACCATTAAACGCTCTGAAGAAGTTGAAAAGACACTTTTTGAAAAAGGGTTTGACGGTCCTTTTCTTGAAAGAGTTAGAGAAAAGAAGTGATTTGAATGATTACAGATGAACATGTAAATAAATTCAAATCAAGAAATCGTATTTTTTATGATTTTGAGGATGAAAGACTCAGACATGATTTAGAAATGTCATATGAAGACATTCAAGCTAAATGTGGTCAATTCGAAATGGATGAGAGCTCGTTAGGTCGTGAATTAGTGTTTGAACGCACACGTTACGTCCTTAATGACAAATTAGAAGAGTTTCACAACAACTTTTTATCTAGTATTGTTCAATTCCAAATTTTAAATATGGAGGTGTCAGACGATGGTGCAATCACGTAAAGATTTTGTGACTGGTGGAGAAATGAGGACGCCAGTCATTTTTTATAAAGCTATACCGTCTGATGATTTTCTTCCTGGTGAAACTGTGGATGAGGAAGTATATAAGTGTTTTGCAAATGTGTATCCTCCTTCACAAAAGGATTTGGATATGACAGATAAAGAAGCAAGCATAACGATGGTAACGTGGTATCCAATGGATAAAGAAATTACGGATGATATGTATTTTGAAATAGCATTACCTCGCTACAAGGACCAGAAATTTAATATAGTTGAAACTTTTGACGACACAGATTATCACCGTAATTTAAAAGTTATTGGAAAAATAAAACAATGAGTGTAGAAGTTAAAGGTGTTCACCAAATGTTACGTAAAATCGGCGAACAATACGGCGAAACAAAAATGTTAAAAGCACAAGATAAAGCCTTAAGACGAGGTTCTAAATACTTTGTAAGTGTCTTAAAGACGAATTTTGAAGTGTTTAGAGATACTGGAGCTAGTATTGAAGAAATCGAAGTGACCGACCCTTATTATATTCACGGTAAGACACGAATGGTTAAGGTTTACTGGCAAGGACCAATGAGTCGTTACGCCATCATTCATCTTAACGAATGGGGAACGGTTAAAAATCCTACACCTCGAGGTAAAGGCGCTATTGCTAGAACAATGTTCACAACTCAAAAGCCGTATCAAGAAATCATAAAACAATCTATGGCAGGTGACTTATAATGTTTGATATGTTGAAAACCTTAAAAAAACATTTATTAAAAAACGCAACAATTGCTCAGCATTGTAAAGGTCGCATACGTGCCTATCATTATGATGAAACTGCCGATACAACTGGACCGTACATTTTAATAACACCACTTGCTGCACCACAACCATCAACATATGCAAGTGACGTTTCATTGACTACAGAATACTTGTATCAAATCGATGTCAGAGGCCCACAATACGATGTGGTTAAACTAATCCAAGAAGAAATACGTAAAACGATGTGGTCCATTGGTTTCAGACAACGAGATGGAATCGATGAATATGATCCCGATATAAGAATATATATGGATGCTCGACGCTACATCGGCAATCCATACACAATTGATGAATTAAGACATATTGACTAGCCTTCCATGAGTAATGGAGGGCTATTATTATGCGCAAAAATAAGGAGGAATTATAAATGGGTAGATATAATGCTGCAACAGGTTTAGGTAAATTATATTATGCCGTGATTCAAAGTGAAGACGGTGCAAACGTAACAACTTCAGGTGTAAAAGAAGTTGATTACGTGCAAGAATTATCAATTGAATTCGGTGAAGAATTAGAAAAAGCATATGGTTCAAACAAAGTAGCTGAGATTGCAAAATCAGCAGGTGAAACACAATTATCATTAACATTCCACAAATTGCCGATTGATGTTCAAAAAGATTTATTAGGTTTAATCGAACATGAATCAGCACAAAATGTTTATGGCTTCGGTAAATCTTCAGGTATTACTTATACTGCGGTTGCAATTCCACGTACGATGGAAGACGGTTCAACTGAGTGGTTCGGACTTTCTAAAGGTGTATTCACTCGACCAAACAAAGAAGGTCAAACAAAAGAAGATGGTGTAGAATTTGGTTCAGACGAAATCGAAGGTCAATTTATGGAACGTCATGTTGACGGGTTCAATGAAGAATTGGCAGTAATGATGGCTTACGATGAAAAAGGTTCTACTGAAGGTCGTGACGCCGTATTCCAATCAATTTTTGGTAAAGGTTTCGAAACTGTACAAACAGGTTCTTTTAATAATGCAGAAGGTGTAAAAGTAACTATCGAGCCATCTTCTGCAGATGTAAAAGTCGATAGTACAGTTCAATTAAGAGCTACTGTAAGTCCTGAAGATGCGATTGATTCAGATGATGTTACATTTGAATCGAGTAATACAGACATTGCAACTGTTGATGAAAATACAGGATTAGTAACTGGGATTTCGGAAGGCGAAGCTAGAATAGCTGTAGGAAGTGCTTCACGTCGTAAAGTTTATGCACAAGCTACTATCAATGTAACTTCTAAAGAAATTTAGCTTATGGGGCGACTTTAACCGGTCGCCTGTTTTTGTATACAAAAATATAAAATTAATTATTCGGTCGAAATTAAAACCCGATGAAAAGGAGAAATAAAAATGGCAGTTAAAAAATTTGTTGAATTACAAGATGAAAATGGTGAAGTAAAAAAATTCCATGCACCTGCATTTATTAAAGGTAGTGTGGCACGTAAAGGTTTTAACTTAGGTAAAGAGTTCCAAAAATTAGAGCAAAACGGTGGAGAATTTGATGATGACTTATTAGATAAATTATACAGCTTCATTGCTAATGATTTATATGATAGTCAATTTACTGCAGAAGAGTTTGAAGATGGAATTGATGCACGAGAAATATTATCTGTGGCTATGGAACAATTAGGTGGAATTTTAGGTGACGAGGGAAAGACGACGAAATAGACGATTCTCGTTTAAATCCTGAAGATTTCACTTATGAGAAACAATCAGAATATCTTGATACTTTATATAAAGAGTTAATGGAAAATGGTTGGAAAATGCCTGAGATTGATAATACCGATATCTATCAATTACTTCGCATTATGAACAATAAGAAGAAATCTAAAGTTAAGCAAGTTTCTGCAAACGAGAGTCTAATTGGAGCAATTACTGGAAAAGATCCTAGAGCTTCAAGATAGGCTCTCTTTTTTTATTTTTTTAAAGAAAGGAGAGTGAATTAAATGGCACATGATAAATTCGAAGGTTTTACAATAGGTTTAGGGTTAGACACATCAGATATCGATAAAGGGATGGCCAACTTAAAGCGTAAGTTACAGACAACAGATGCAGAGATGAAGAAAAACCTTTCAACGTTTGATAAGGCAGAGAAATCAGTAGAAAAGTACGAAACTGAAATTGAAGGGCTAAACAAAAAACTTACTCAACAAGGTAGAATGAGTGAACAAGCACAAAAGAAATTAGACCAATTAAGACGTTCACAAGAAACAATGTCAGATAAACTTGAAGAATCTGCACGTAATGCTCAAAAAGCTAAAAAGAATTATGAGAATTTATCTAAAACTTATGATGAACTTAATAATGAGTTAAAAGAGCATAAATCTAATGTTAAATCTGCTCAAGCATCACAGAAAGAAATGCAAAATACCGTAACAGCGTTAAGTGCAAAAACTAAAAATGCTAAATCTGAATTCGATAAATTGAGTAATAAATTAAAAGAATTAGAAAATGATAGTTCAGCAACTTCAGCGGAAATGTCAGATTTAGTTTTTGAAGTTGGTAGAGCCGAAAGAGAATATAATAATTTATCTAATTCGTTAGATAGTGCAAAACGTGATTTAAACGAATCTAAAATAGCAACTGCAAATGCTAAAAATGAGCTACAGAAATTTAGCGATGCCAATAAAGAAGCGATGACAAGTGCTAAAAGTGCAATGGATGTAGCTAAAAAAGAAGCTAATGATGCAGAACGCTCATACGCTAGTTTAAATCGTGAAGTATCACAGTTACCATCTAAATTAGATAAAGCAGAAAAAGAAGTATATGAAAATGCTTTAGCATACAATGTCTTACAAAACCGAATCGACGAAGCTACTGATGAAATGCGTGAATTCCATAAAGAACAGACAAAATTCTTTGGTATGGGACCTGCATTTGCAGCAATGGGTCAACGTTGGGAAGAAGTAAATGCTAAAATTAATAAAATAGGTAATAGTTTTAGAAACGTTGGTTATGTTGTGAATGGTATTGGTTTTGGTGGCTTAATATCAAACATTAGTACAGTTATTCCGATAGCTGGTAGCGCAGTAAGTGCGATTGCGGGTATCGGTGGTGCTGCAACTGCAGCTTCAGGCGGAGCTATTGGCTTGGGTGGTGCCTATGGTGTAGCTTTAGGTGCAGTTACAGCGTTTAGTGGCCAAGCAACCACTGCGTTAAAAATGCTTGAAGATGGACAATTGAGAATTACATCGCAAGTTAAAAGTTATCAATCAGCTTTAAGCGGTTTGCAGAATCAATGGAAAGGTTTAGTGCAAGCAAACCAAGCATCAATCTTTAATACTATGACTAACGGTATTAATATAGCAAGAATCGCTTTAACTAGGTTAACACCTTTTATTACTAAAACCACAAACCAAATTGCACAAGCCTCTGTTAAAATGCGTGATTGGGTTAAATCCTCACAAAATGCAAATAATGCCTTCAAACTCATTAACAATATAGGACCTCCTATATTCCAAAATTTATTGAATGCAGCAATGAAAGTGGGAGACGGTATTACCCACATGTTCACACAATTTGGTCCTTTATTCACGTGGACAGGTAAAGGTATTGAAAGTTTAGCTAATAAATTTAATGCTTGGGCAAATAGTACAAGTACTGATAAAGGGATAGCTCAATTTATTCAATATACAAAAACTAATCTGCCTATTGTTGGTCAGATATTTGGCAATGTGTTTAGTGGTATTGTTAGTTTGTTCCAAGCGTTTAGTGGACATTCACATGATGTGTTACTTGGTATGCAAGGGGTAACGAAGTCATTTAAAGATTGGACTTCTAATTTACAAGGTACTGAGGGCTTTAAAAACTTTATAGCTTACATTAATACAAATGGACCTAAGGTGTGGCAATTACTTAAAAATATAGGCAATATAATTGTTGGTTTAGTTAAGGGCATGGCACCTGTAGGCTCTATAATGCTTAGCATTACGACTGCAATCACAGGTTTTATAGCTAAAGGTGCTACAGCTAATAACACCATGGGACTAATGACAGGTATCTTAACAGCAGTTGGTGGTGCATTAGCTGCAATTCTTCCAATGTGGGGAGTATATAGAACCGTTGTTGGAGGGGCTTCACTAGTAACAGGTGCCTATAATGCAATAGTGAACGTGACTAAAACCTCAATGGCTATTTGGACAGGTGTGACACGAGCGCTTGCATTGGCGCATATATTAAATACTAGAAACACTTCTTTAGCAACTATAATGACAGGTAAATATTCTGTTGCTACAAAAATTGCAGCCTTAACTACTCGTGGTTTAGGTTTAGCCATTAAATTTATGACTGGTCCTATTGGTCTAGTTATTACTGCTATTGGTGCATTAGCCGCAGGTATCATCTACTTGTGGAAAAATAACGAAACGTTCCGTAATTTTGTAATCAAAGCATGGACTGGTATTAAAAACACGGCTATTGCAGTGTTTGGTTTCTTAAAACCATACATTATAAATATTTGGAATGCTATTAAAAACGCATCTATCGCAGTTTGGAATGAATTGAAAACAGCTGCTAGTGCAACATGGAATGCAATCAAATTTGCAGTTCAACATCCGATTCAGGCTTTAAAAAATATAGTAACTGCTGTATGGGTAGGTATCAAAACCGCTAGTATCACAATTTGGAACGCCATCAAGAACGGTGTAATGGCGATTTTACGCGGTTGGTTAACTGTCGTTAAGATTTATTTTAATACTTGGAAAGTAATTATCACGGCAGTTTGGAATGCAATCAAAACGGTTTCCATTAAAGTATGGAATGGTATTAAAAATGGAGTAATGGCAATCATTAGAGGTTGGATTACTTTAATGCGTGCAAGTTTTACTGCGTTGAAATCTTTCTTTTCAGGAATTTGGAATTTTATTAAAAATATTTCTGTAAAAACTTGGAATGCTATTAAAAATGGCGTCCTATCTGCAGTTAAAGCGTTGAATACAGGCGTTCGGAAAATCATTTCAACCCTCAAAAGTTGGATGGTTAATGCGTGGAATTTCATTAAAAATAAAGTTGTTACTCTAGCTAAAGGTTTATATACTGGTGTCAAAAATGCATTCAACAGTTTATGGAATGCTACTAAAAAGATATTTACCACACTCAAAAACTGGGCTATTAAAATATGGACTACACTCAAAAATAAAGTGGTAGCTTTAGCGAAATCTTTATATACCAATGTAAAAAAAGCGTTTACAAATTTATGGAACTCAACAAAATCTATATTTAACAAACTCAAAAATTGGGTCATTAAATTATGGACTTCTTTAAAAAATAAAATAGTTAGCGTTGCCAAATCTTTATATAATAGTGTTAAATCGCGTTGGAATGCGCTTTGGAACACGACTAAGTCTATCTTTTCAAAGCTCAAGAATTGGGCAATAAAAACATGGAACACGTTAAAAAATAAAATTATTAGTATCGTGAAATTTTTGTGGAACGGTGTGAAAAATCGCTGGAACGCTTTATGGAATGGTACAAAGTCTATTTTCAATAAAGTTAAAAACTTTATGACAAACACATGGAGTAAAATAAAATCATCCGTAGTAAATACTGTTAAATCTTTATGGTCTAAAGTTAGAGGTACATTCAACAATATGAATGGTGGCCTTAAAAACATTATTGGAAAAATTAAAGGCCACATTACTGGAATGGTTAAAGCTGTTAAAGAAGGTTTAAACAAATTAATTGGCGGTGTGAACTGGGTAGCTGGAAAATTAGATATGCCTAAGTTACCTGAAATAAAACTCTCTACTGGTACTGAAAGTACACATACTCAAAGCTATGTTACAAAGGGTAAACTTAATCGTAATACTTTAGCTACCGTTGGAGATAAAGGTCCTGGAAATGGTCCAGGTGGCTTTAGACACGAAACAGTCATCCCACCTAACGGTAAAGCTTTCATCACACCAGCTACAGATACAACAATTCCGCTTGCCAAAGGAACTCGTATTTTAAATGGCGCACAAACGCATAGTTTACTTAATAGACCACAATTTAACGACGGTACAATACCGAAATTTAGTTTAGGCACAACATTCGCCAATTTACTTGGCGGTGGTAAAAAGCCAAAAAAACATAAAAAAGATGACGATTTAGTGGGTGACGTAGCTCAAAAAACTAAAGACGGCGTCAAAGCTATGACTGGTAAGGTTGTAGAAGGTGGAAAAGCAGTTGTTGATAGTGCGTTAAACACCGCTAAAAAAGGTAAAGATTGGTTATCCGATAAAATTGGCGATGTACTAGATTGGATAGAAAAGCCAAAAAAATTATTAGAAAAAGTATTTGAAGGCTTCGGTATTAACATGGCTTCATTTGGCATACCTAAAAGCGCTGAATTACCATTTAACCTTATGAAAGGTATGTTTAAAAAACTAAAAGAGGGAGCCGTTAATAAAGTTAAAGAATGGTTTGAAGAAGCTGGCGGTGGCGACGGAGGTTATATTGACCTTTCAAAAGGTGTTAACTTCGGCTTTGCACCAACAACAGCAGCAGCAAGAGCAGCTGGTTATCCGTTCGCACGACCACACTTTGGTTTAGATATCAACTACAAACACGATAAAGTTTATTCAACTATGGGCGGTACAGCGAAAGCCTTTACTGGTTGGAGTGGTGGATTCGGTAATCACGTCGAAGTTACAAACGGTAATCTAAAATCGATTTATGGACACTTACACAAACTAGCTTTTCATGGTACTAAAAAAGTGAGACCTGGTACTTTCTTAGGTATTTCAGGTGGTGACCCTAGAGAAGATGGGCAAGGTGCTGGTAGTTCAACAGGACTTCATTTACATTACGAAATGCAGCGTAATGGACGACCATTTGATCCAACTAGCTGGCTTAAAAAAAATAACGGTGGCGGTAAATCTGGTGGCAAACAAGCACCAAGCAAATGGCGTTCAACAATTGTAAAAGCAGCACGAAAAATGAAAGTAAACCCTACAAATGCACAAATTAATGGCATTATCGCACAAATCCAACGTGAAAGTGGTGGGGACAGCGGTATCATTCAAAGTGCTTCATTGCATGATGGAAATGAAGGTCCAAACAGAGCAAGAGGTTTACTACAATACGTGCCTAGTACGTTCAGGGCTTACGCGGTAAAAGGTCACAACAACATCAATAGTGGTTACGATCAATTATTAGCTTTCTTCAACAACTCTAATTGGAAAAATGACATTCAATATGGTCGTAGTGGTTGGGGACCACGTGGTTCAAGACGTTTCGCCACAGGTGGCTTAATCAAAAATGCAGGTTGGTACAATATTGCAGAAGGCGGTTATCCAGAGTGGGTAATTCCAACAGATCCTAATAGAAGAACAGATGCAATGAAATTGTTAGCACTTGCTGCAAAAGACATTGAAAATAGAAAAACATCAGGCAATAAACGACCAAGTAATTTTTCAAGTACTAAAATAAGTTCTAATCAATCTGACAATAGTAAATTAGAGCAAAAATTAGATATGCTTATTGGATTAATGAGTAAATTAGTTCAAAGTAACGATACTATTGCGAATAAAGATTGGTCAGTAGAATTAGATGGTCGTGAAATAAACAGAAATAATAATAAAGAGCAAGCTTTATATGAAGCAACTCATTTATTAGGGAGGTTAAAATAATGGCAGTTGGTTTTAAGCTTTATGACCCTAATATGAATGAACTTAAATTTCCAGTCGGTGTAAAACCGCTGGATTTTTTAGTTTCATCAATAGAAAAAGAAAGATACACAGAAACAATTAAAGGTATTCCAGGAACAATAGACTATGGGTTTGATTATAAAGAGCGTAGTGATTGTTCACTAACTTTTTTCTTAAGACATTATCACGGTGAACATGATTATTTACTGTTAGAAAGTGAAATAAACGCATTTTTAGATAGTCAGCCATTTTTCTATGTAAGTAGAAACAATTTACCAACAAGAGTACTAAAAGTGACTATAGATTCAAGTTATAAAACAGAACGTATTTTAGGTAGTATGTATGCAACAGTGGAAGTACCAGTTACAATAATCGGCCTTCCTTTCTGGCGTACAAAATACACAACGCAAGATATAGAAACAAAAGGGTTTGAGGCAACTGCTGAACAGTTTGGCTTAGCTGATGGACTAAATATTGATTATCCAAAATACACATTCACAGAAAACAAATTCACGGTATGGAACGGTGGCAACGTTACATTAGATCCACGTAATATGCCTTTAAAAATTAAATTGAAACACTTGGTAACTGATGGCAAATTTAAATTAACAAACAAAACAACAGGAGAAACGTTTGAATATTATGCACCTCGAACTGGCAATACAGTTGATTTAGACGGTGTGCAAGCGTTCGTAGGTTATCAACTAAACAGATTAAGAGAAACCAATCGTAAATACATTAGTATTGTACCTGGTAAAAATGAAATTGAATTTAGTGGTGGGACAATGGATGATATTCAGTTTGATTTCCCATTCTATTATAAATAAGGAGTGATTAAATGGCACGAAGAACGATTGATAGCTTATTCGATAGAAATAATTTATCGAATGTCAATGATAATTTTTTTGAGTTATATCAAACTATCAACAATATTAATATAGATACTTCTCAAGAGATAGAAGAACAATTATCTAATGTGACAGAACAATTGAAGTCTTATTCTAAAGAATTGAATGATTTGAATTTAGTAAGTCTGAATTACAAAATGGGAGAAGATTTATTTAATAAGCCCCCAGAAGGTATAAGTTATAGTAATTATGCAGAAATTACAAAAGACAGTTATTTTGGTGGTTTAAACGATAGATATTCGAGTTCTGGTAATAATAAGATAACAATATTGCCTGGCGGATGGTTTTTTTATAAAGTCAAAATTGATAGCTTTACTGAAAACACATTTACAATGGTAGCCAAAATTTTAAAAGGTGCAAGTGTGAGTAAAGTACAATACAGATTTTTAGATGAAGGTCAATTAACAGGTGCTGCTACAGACTTTGACTTTTTAGATGCTGAAAATAATATATATGGTGGCGTAGGAATACAAATCAAGAGTGGAAAGTATTTAGAGATTAGATTTGATAACAGAGGAGCTTCAAGCAATATGGTTATTGAAAACCCAGTATTGTTTGAAGGAAGTGAAATTAAAGCAACCGATAGTGAGATAAAAAATATTTATCTTAATTTAAACAAATCAAACATACAAAATAATGATACTAATCAAACTGAATTAATTAATCACTACTCTGTTCCTGTGAAGACACCAAATGAGTTTAAAATAAAAGACCATGTACTTAAAGATAGAATAATGACAGATGGTAAAGGGAACTTCAGTGTTAATTACGATATAACTACAAATAAATTAACTGGGGGACAAACTTATTACGTCGATATAATCAATGGAAATGATAGTAACGATGGTTTGAGTGAAGAAAAAGCATTAAAAAGTATTCGATATGCAGTAGAGAAATCTAAAGACAATGATACAATATTTATTAAAGAAGGTACTTACTTTAGATATGCTGGCGCATTATTTGCTAAAGATTTTAACAAAAGCTTAAACATAATCGGAGAAAACGATAAAGTAAATATTGTTATAGCAGACCAACCTAACTGGAATAAGACATCAGGAAAAACAAAGGTCTACGAGTTCGCTCGTTCCTCTGTAAGAAATGTTATAAATATTAAACTAAATACGCCTTTAAAAAATGTTGGTTCAATAGATGAAGTAGATACAACTACTAACAGTTGGTTTACAGATAATACAAAAGTTTATGTAAATGTAAACGGTACTCCAAATGATAATATCGTTCCGATTATTGCTGGGACAAACTTTCAAGTAAGTGTATTATCAAGCAATATTTACATGGAAAACTTAAATTTTATTGGAGGTAATAATGGAGTACAACTAAATATGAGTAAAGGTAATAAAGCATATTTAAAAAATGTCAATTTTTATCATAGTAATCCTACTTTTAATGGTATAGCTATTGTAGGTGGAGATTTAGCAATATTAGAAAATTGTGAGGCAAGTTACAATAGCTATGATGGTTTTAACTACCATGTAGGCGCTGATGGATCTCTTCCTTTCATTGTTGAAATTGATTGTTTAGCCGTAGAGAACGGTAGTGACAAAGGAACAGCAGGCGTTAAATCTAATAATGGCACAACTACTCATGACGGTGTTAAATCTATCAGGGTAAACGGTTCGTATGGTAGGAATGATGGAGGAAATGTAGCTGATGTAAATAGTGGTACCCAAAGTTGGAATTTAGGTTGTTCCGCATTCGAAAGTTATCAAGGGAAAGATTTCCAAATCGCATCAGGTGCTATTATGTTTCTTGACAACTGTACTGGTTTTGGCAGCGAAAATAGTATCAATGTTGGTAACACAGAGGATGCGATTTATACACGTATGGGATATTATCAAAATAAATTAATTGCAGGAAAAGAAATACTTTATTAGTCGACTATTAAATTAGTCGGCTTTTTATTTTAGGTGGTGAACTATGGAAAACTTATTTTTTATTAGAGACTTAGAGGGCGAAGAATACTATTTAGAAGGCACAATTAAACATGAAATGGAATTGAATGGTGACGAACGTATAGATATGGATATTCCACACACACCAATGAACAGTTTATTTTTAGATAAACAAGATGATTTAAAAATGTGGATTATCCTATTTGAGAATAAAGAGTATCGTATCATCTCTAGCAAAATGAGCGGTTACGGAGATAAATACAAAGTAAGTGTTGTGGGAGTACTCTATATGCTTGATTGGTTAAATACACACCGTGTTTATGAACGTGTCGATGCCAGTTTAACCACAAAAGAGGCGTTTGACATTGTCTTTAATGATACGCCGTTTACTTATGTAACCGTTGATAGCGCGTCTAGTGCTAGGTTTGAAGGTATTGGTGAAGGTGCAACGAGACTAGAAATATTTAAAACGTTTATTGAGCGCTTTGAATATGAATTTAAGTTAGTAGATAAGGTATGCTACTTACACAATCAAATTGGTAATGATGCTAACTTTGAGTATCGCCACAAAGTTAATACGCAAGACATAGAAAAAGAAGTAGATGCTTCTGAGATGTACACGTATATGAGAGGATATGGTGACTACAGAGAAGAAGGTGGAGAAGAAGAAACTACTACCGAAACTACCAATTCTGAAACATCTTCAGGCTATCAAAAAACAAGCGTTAAAGTGATCGAAAATGATAATGAAGAAGATGTGACTAAAAAAGCGAAGTTAAAACGAGAATATACATCACCACTTGCAGCGATTATTGGCATACGTGAAGGTCCTCCTATCATGAATGCTAATATAACTAAACAAGAAACAATGGATAAGCAATTAAAAGAAGCTGTTGAAAGTAGTGTAAACATCTCATTTACTGCTGATATTTATGATATGAGTAGACATGGCTATCGTTTCCAACATGCTGAATTAGGTGACAGAGTATTTTTAGTAGATGAACGTATTGGGTTAGATACTGAAATACGAGTAGTCAAAATAGATAGAGAAATTAATAACGAAGGATATGTCACAAACGTTGAAATTACATTCGGCTCAGCTAATTTAACAGATAATTATAGTAGTAACTTATCGACTGCTGCAAAAGATATTCAAGACTTAATTGAAGGGCGTAAAAAACTAAAATTTGATGCACTTGATGTAATTAGTCAATCAATGGTTAAGAAAATACTAAACACTTCAAGCGAACTAGCTTTTGATAGTAATGGTATTCATGCAGTAGAAAAGAATAACCCTAACAATCAGATGACTTTAAATAGCAGTGGCTTAATGCTTTCAACTGACGCAGGAAATACTGCAAGAACAGCGATTACTGCAGAAGGTATTGTGGCAGATGCAATTACTGCAGGCTCGATATGGACTGAAAATGTGAATGTAATTGGTACTGGGGGCTATTTATCTATCATTGGCAATGAATTATTAACCGTAGATCCTAACAGTTTATCCCGTACTTTATTACAACCTACAGGTCTTTCAATCACACGTCCAGACGGTGCCGTTTATATGGCCAATGGTGTACCAAAAATGGATTTAGAAATTCAAAAAAATAGATTGAATTATAGCAAAGTAGATTATAACAATAGAGTTTATTTAACATCTGAAAATGAATTCCAATATTTTGAATATTTTTATTCACAACATAAAGCACGTTATTTACAAGTTTCTTACGCTATGGGGTGGGACTTTGAAAATACCACAAAAGAAGGAGTTATAGAGTTCGAAGTGGAAGAATTTGGTATGAATAGCAAGAATAGAACTGCAAAAACAGCAGTAATTGCTAAAAATGGCGGACCAGAAGTACAAGGAACTATTCAAATAGATTTAGGCGTACCTACCTATGAACCTTTAAACTGTTATTTAAAATTTAGACGTGCTAGTGGAACGTCTAAAGATAAAGTTACTATAAGAAGTACAAGAATTCATATGAGAGGATGATTAAATGAACTGGTTATTATTTTTAAAATATATAGATGATAAATATCATATTGTTCAAGCAGGTTCAGATATTGTGCCTACAGAAGATTTTGATAAAGTGCTACCCACAACTGAACGAATCGCTCGTCAATCGGATAAAGTTTACTTTGACGGTGAGAAGCTTAAATTAAAAGAAGGGGAAACGCTTTTAAGTGTCGAAGAATTAAACGCTAAACGTGTTGACCCTTTAACAATTGAAGAAGAAAAAGCTCAACCTGTCATTTACGACGTGGAGGTGTAGTATATGAAGGATAACGAAACAACGTATAAAATGTTTTCTATCCTCATACTTGGTGTAGGGTTAATGATGTTTGAACGTGGGTTCTTTTGGACGAAAGAACAAAACGACGTATTAGATGATAGTGATTTTTATATGGCACTGCATCAGATTATGCCTATTTGGATGTGGGGTGTAATGGGTATGATTTTTAGTATACTCATCATCATTGCGCCATTCTTTTTACCTAAGCAACATCTCAATAATAAATTTAATTACTTATGCTTAATAGGAGGCACTGGGAACGGTATCTTCTATTTTTTAATGACTTCAGCATCTATATATAATGCGATTAATTGGTTAACGCCTTTGCAATTTGCAACGTTTACTACAATCAATATTTTAATAGCTTTTTACGGGGGTGCTGCAGTTGTCAGAAAACGATAGACGTTTTGTAACACGTACAGAATGGCTCGATAATAACATTAAGGTTGATGAAAGGATAGATAAAGTTGATAGAAAACATACAGACGCACTAAACAACTTATCTATAAAAGTGGAACGCCAAAGCATTTTACAAGAACAATCTCTTGAAAGTCAAAAGAAGTCAGAAAAGCACCTAGAAAAATTATCAGAAACTATGGGTAGTTTTGGAACTAAATTCACAGATATGGAGTATCAAGTAAAGGATCATAGTAGACAACTCGAAACTGTTAGTGAAGTGATTAAAAAGAAAAAAGATTATAGCGCAACAGTTGTAGGTGCAGTGATAACTGGTATTTTTGGCGTAATAGTAGCGTCAATCGGTTTTGCTGCAGCAATCTTTTAAGTCGGTTATTAAGTTAACCGGCTTTTTATTTTTAGGAGGTAAAATGATGAATTGGAAATTAAGAATTAAAAATAAAGCAACCTTAACTGGATTGGTCGGTGCAGTATTGTTATTTATCAAACAAGTAACTGAAGTTTTCGGTTTAGATTTATCCATACAATTAGAACAAATCGGTAGTCTGATAGGCGCAATTCTAACGTTATTAGCGGGTTTAGGTATTGTAGTCGACCCTACCAGCAAAGGTGTTAAAGATAGTGGCATTGTACAAACATATGACAAACCACGAGATAGCAAAAACCCTGATGAGTTTGTAGAGTGGCAAAATGTAAAAGACGAAAATAAAGCTTATGCACCAGAGTTAAACGAGAAAGAACCTAAAACTTTTGATACATCTCAACCATTCACAGATGACGACGATGAAGTGGAGTGGGACGTAGCTGATTATGAAGAAGATGAAAATTTGATGCGTGGTCAATCGCGCTTGCACGAGGAGGTTAAATAATGGTCGCAAATTTAACTAAACAAGAGGCAATAACTTACATTTACAGTTTAGAGGGAAAAGGTTGGGACTTTGATGGCAGCTACGGCTACCAGTGCTTTGATTTAGCCAATATGTATTGGTATAAATTGTTTGGTCATGGCCTCAAAGGTTTAGGTGCAGCAGATATACCAAACGCTAATGACTTTACAAATGAGGCAACTGTATACCAAAACACACCAGAGTTTAAAGCTGAAGAAGGTGATATCGGCATCTTTAGTCGTAAATATGGTGGCGGCTATGGTCACGTGGCTATTGTGCTGAACGGAAACTATGACGGTAGTTATAATCAACTCTTGTCACTTGATCAAAACTGGTTTGGCGGTGGTTTATCTAAAACAGAAGTAGCACAACGCATTATACACAATTATGACTTTCCTATGTGGTTTATCCGTCCTAAATATAAAAAGACGCAGACACACTCTGTACAATCTGCTACTAAAAACAATAAACAACTTAAAACGTCTAAACGTAAAGTTAAAAAGTTAAATTATATTAAAGACTATGTGAAAGGCTATAAATTACCTAAACGTGGTTATAACCCTAAAGGTATTGTTATCCACAATGACGCAGGTAGTAAAGGTGCTACGGCAGAGGCTTACAGAAACGGCTTAGTAAATGCGCCATTATCAAGATTAGAGGCAGGCATCGCGCATAGTTATATTAGCGGCAATACAGTTTGGCAAGCGTTAGACGAAAACCAAGTTGGTTGGCACACTGCCAATAAAAACGGTAATAAAAACTATTATGGCGTGGAAATTTGTCAGTCAATCGGTGCAGATAACAAAACGTTCTTACAAAACGAACAAGCTACATTCCAAGAATGTGCGAGATTACTTAAAAAGTGGGGACTACCTGCCAATCGTAATACAATCAGATTACACAATGAATTTACATCTACAAGTTGCCCGCACAGAAGCTCAGAGCTTCATACAGGCTTTAACCCAGTCACACAGGGGCTTTTACCTTCAGACAAACAAGTTAAGCTAAAAGACTACTTCATTAAACAAATTAGAACATATATGAAAGGCGACATACCGACCGCAACCGTAGTAAAAGGTTCAAAATCATCAAGTAATACGGCATCTACTGTTGCAGGGGCATGGAAACGTAATAACTATGGAACATGGTATATGAGTGAAAAAGCAAGATTTACAAATGGCAGTCAACCTATCATGGTTAGAACAGTTGGACCGTTTAGAAGTTGTCCACATGCTTATGACTTTCGACCTGGCGGATATTGCGATTACGACGAAGTAATGTTGCAAGATGAACACGTTTGGATAGGTTACGATTGGAAAGGTCAACGTTATTATTTACCAATTAGAAAATGGAACGGTGTAGCACCACCTAACCAAAGTGTTGGTGATTTATGGGGAACAATTAATTAAATTTAACGTAAGCAATAACCTTGATAAAGTTTATACATGTTAGCATAATATATTCAGATGACATTTCACTATTAGTTCGTATAGGGATAAGTATAACCGTGCTTGTCCCTCTTTTTTATGCAAAATAATACACTTTTATACTGACATTATATATTATTAAATTGCAAATTAACATTTTCTAAATGATAGGGGAAGTACTATATGAAAAACTTAAATGAGCAAAAATTCTTAAAATGTATTGAAGAATATCAATCAATCACTAACCAATTAAAAGAAGAATCTAAGCATACTTCTAAAATTCCAGAAGACAATGTATTTTATAACGTGTGCGGTTATTATATATTCCTTAAACATAAAAATGAGATTACAAGTATCATTGAAAATAATTATCAAAAATCTATCAATTATATCAATTTTTATGAAATGCTAGAAAATATATTAAATTCAGATAGAAAAATCTTATATAAATATTTGAATGATGCTTATGAAATTTATAAAAAAAGAACATTAATATAAATTATTATTTAAATAAACTCAGTATTTTGCAATTAAATAAATAATGATATTATTTATATTAGTTTAATCGAAAGGAAAAATATTATGTCATTAATGAACAAATCTATTCATTTAACAACTAAACTATATCAAAAGAAGGTGCCTTTATTACCCAAATTAATGCAAAGATTTAATAGGCTAGTATTTTCTACTGATATTCCTAAAAGTGTTAAAATTGGTAAAGGAACAAAATTTGCTCATAGTGGTTTAGGTTGTGTTCTTCACGAAAGAACGATAATAGGTAGTAATTGTAAAATACTTCAAAATGTAACAATTGGTGGTAATTCTAGAGGAGAAACACCTGTTATCAAAGACAATGTTTTAATAGGTGCAGGTGCTACAATTATCGGAAATGTAACAATTGGAGATAATGCGAAAATAGGCGCTATGAGTTTAGTTTTAGATGATGTGCCAGCTAATACTGTTATAGTAGCTAATAAAGGACAAGCTCTAGAAAGAAACAAATAACAATTAAGTTGTTTTCATGTTATAATAAGCTTATAAGGCATCTTTAGTACCCAAGTTTAAGATAATTAAAATAATTATCAGATTTATAAGAGGCCGACGCTATATTCTAACCACGTTCATAAGAGCGTGGTCTTTTTTTATGTGAGGGGCTCGGGTCCCTAAAAAGTCCCTAAAAATTTGTATTATATGGTGTGTTATTAATAGGCAAAATAAAAAGAACCCCGTCGTTATGGGATTCTTAATTTCGAAAAGTGTTTAATTTTCGGTTAATAGCGTCCTGGGAGGGATTCGAACCCCCGACCGATGGCTTAGAAGGCCATTGCTCTATCCAGCTGAGCTACCAGGACATAATTTTTTAACACAACAATTATTATAGCTAAAGAAAACTTATTTAGCAATAGTTATCTTATAAAAAAAGTTTATATTTTTCACTAATTACGTGTAATTGTAACTTACAATTCTATCTATAGAGCGACACTCAATATACATCAGAGTTTAAATAATAATAAATATAATTAACAAACTACAATTAATGAGCGCTGTTAAGAAAGGGCCAATAGTTTTAAATTTATTTTTCATAATTAACCCTATAAAGCCATCAAAGAATTGTATAAGTATCATTAAAATTGAAACAATAATTAGGAAATTATTATTGATAAAAACTAACGTAATGATAGAAAGAACAGTTGCTGAAAGGCTACGTGAAAGTGCGTAGTAAGAAATGGTTGATCGACTAATATAGCTAGATTGTATGGAAAAACTCATACTTACTATAGCACTAATAAAAGTGAATATAGCTAAAATTAAATACATAAAATACCTCTTCTTATAAATGAATTGGACATATATTACCTACTATACTACAAAATCCTCTTATACCCTCTCATTTTTCATAATTTCTCATTATTAATAAATATAAAATTTGCGTAGTTATATTAAAGAAAGATAAATAATAATCAGCTCTGTAAAGCCAGTGTAAAGGTATTGTAAACGTTTGCAGAATTGTCAGATTTTGCAAAACATATTTGAATTCCTAAGTGTGTGATTTACAATCTTTGCTTTACAGTTTTGATGATTAATGTCCAAGTTAAGAAAAAAGAGCCAATAGATGGAAGAAGGACTTTATAGTATAAGTATCAAAACGATAGTTAAACACAACAACCTAACAATCGTTTTAAGAATTTTACCTATCAAATTTAAGGAGTGTATAAAATGGAAGGTTTATTCAACTCAATTAAAGATACAGTAACAGCTGGTATTAATGGTGATTGGACTAAATTAGGTACAAGCATTGTTGGTATTGTAGAAAATGGTGTAGGTTTACTAAGCAAATATTTAGGTTTCTAATATAAAAAATAAAAAAGGAATGGAGAATTTAACATGAAAATAGTACAAGCAATTTCAGACGCAGTACAAGCAGGACAAAACCAAGATTGGGCTAAATTAGGTACAAGCATCGTAGGTATTTTAGAAAATGGTATTAGTTTCTTAGGAAAAATTTTCGGTTTCTAATTTAATCAATAAAAACAAAATGCTAATAAATAAAGAAATGGAGAGATTATAATGCAAAAAATCGCAGAAGCAATCGCAAACGCAGTACAAGCTGGACAAGACAAAGACTGGGCTAAATTAGGTACAAGCATCGTGGGTATCGTAGAAAACGGAGTAAGCGCTCTAGGAAAAATCTTCGGTTTCTAATAAAGCAATAATACAAAATACAAATTTACTAAATTAAAAAATTAAAGAAATGGAGAGATTATAATGCAAAAAATCGCAGAAGCAATCGCAAACGCAGTACAAGCTGGACAAGACAAAGACTGGGCTAAGTTAGGTACAAGCATCGTAGGAATTGTAGAAAACGGAGTAAGTGTATTAGGAAAAATCTTCGGTTTCTAA